AATCAATAAAATCAAAAAATAATCTAGCTTCCTTATCTGTAACTGAATCGATAATAGTTACCCATCCATTAGTATTCTCTTTGTGGGTGTAATTATCTAAATGAAACTGTCCCGTTTTTTCTTTGTATTCTAATCTGTATTTTTTTTCAATAGTTTCTTGTTTCATCTTTCAGTATTTTGCGGTATAAATTATTAATCCTTTCCGAGTTGTGTCCTTTTTTTCTGTAGTACTCTAGTACTCGTTTAATTCTTTGTAGCTTGTTCATTTTTCCAAAGTTGTATTACTGCAATCGACTTATCTAAATCGCTTTCAAATTCTCCTTTTTTCTCGGCACGTTCCAATCTTTTAACAATATCAAAAAGATACGGATTCCAACCTCTTTCTTGCGCTACCTTATAAAGTGTGCCTTTTGAATTATCATAGTGGCTAGGAGTGTTTATTTCGTTGTCTAGTGGTTTGAAATATATTGATACTTCGGTATCAGTTAATCTCATAAACTCTCTTACTTGAATATTATCTAGATTTTTTAAATCATAAACATTCCCTTTTTTAAATATCTCAAAGTAATCTTTAGTACATAAGTATTTCATAATCTTTTTTTTAAAATGTATTAATTTCTTTTACTACTTCAATCCAAAACATTCTTTCATATCCAAAGTCCAACTCCATTAATAATAATTCAATAGCAGCAGTAGCAAATTTAATTTGTGTTTCTTTGTTTGATTCATTTAAAACATAACCGTTAAACTCAAATGTATTATAATATAATCGTGCAGTTTCTTTTATTTTTTCGTGTATTGTCATCATTTCGCTCATAATAAATTTTTAAAATTAACCGCCCTAAATTAATAAGGCGGTTGTGTTGGTTGTTAGAATAAAAAATCTTCTGCGTCAGGTATCTCGTCTATTGCTGGTTGTGCTTCCGTAAAAGGTGCGCTTTCTTTTAAGTTTGCAAAGTAAAATTTTTCTTCTTTTGTCGCTCCTTTAAAAGTACCTCTAATACTAGCCTTATCGCCATATTGCCCCACCTCATCCTTAACGTAAACATCTACATTTAAGTAGATACGTCCGTTTTTTTCGGACTTTGAAAATGCTTTGTGTCCCGCTTTTGCCATTTCTAAAAGTTTAGAAAAATCGATTGAACCATAAAAATTTAATGCCATAATAAAATATATTTAAAAAGTGGGTAGTAAGTTGCAGTACTACCCTCACTGCTTATTTATTAATAGTTTTTTTCTTGTTCAGCAGTTACGCTATATTTCGTTTTAATTTGTGCCATTGAATACCCTGCTAATTTAGCTTTTATCAATGCTTCAGCGGTTGCCATTGGTTTAGGTTGTACTGCTTTTTGAGCGTCGTCATCCTCCGAACCAATACCGCAAATAGAACTTAAAGCGTATCTTCTAGCGTAGGTAATACCACTACCGTAGGCTTGTGCATCGTTTTGATTCTTGCAAAATATCTCAGCATAACTTTCAAAAGTTTCTCCCGATTCGTGCATTAAAACGGTCTTAACAAAGTTTTTACCCTCGATAAATACTAAAGGTTGTAAAAGTACAATTCCGTTATTGTTTAAGGCTGGAACTACTGCGGCTAAAACATCGTTTAAATCGGCGTAGCGGTTCTTAAAAAACGGGTTTACACTACCTTTTTTCGGGGTAGTCATTTCAAGTTGAGCTTTTACTAATGCCTGTGCTATATTTTTCATATCCCTAAAATTTAATCGTTATACTTGATTTTCTCGGTGTAGTCGATACTTTCGGTACTTCATTGCCATAAGTATCTAAAACGCTTTGTTTCTGCGCTAATTTTAGCAGTTCAACTCTAGCATCTAAATCCGCTTTTAAAACATTGTAAACCTCATCGTCTGAGTAATTCAAAGTATTACCACCATTAACAGGCGTAAATTCAACCCCTAAAATGGTTTGTTTTTCTTCGGGAATATGTTTTCTTATTTCTGCTAGTGCGGTGCTTATAACCTCGTTTAAACGTGCTAGATTTGCGGTAAATTGCATAGTATCTACGTTACCATTTTCGAGTAGATTATCCACCATTCTTTTGCCTGTTAAAATAGCCTGTTTTTTTGTAAAAGTTGCATCATACATTGATACAAAGTCATGTTCTCTTAATTCTAAAAATGTGTTACTGCTCGCTCCCATCTTGTGTGTTTTTTGTTAGTTTATCGTTATAGTATAGGCTTCTTTTAAAATTACCTGTTCCGTATTGTTTATGCTCGTTATCGTGGCACGATTCACAAAGAGTAATTAAGTTATCGTTTTTATATTGCCAAGCTTTTTTACCTTTAAAATATAATAAGTGATGTACGTGTAAATTTTTTATGCTTTCACATTCCACACATTGATAATTATCTCTATTTAGAATTTCAACTCTTTTTGCAATCCATAACGGGTCTTGTAAATCCGATTTATAATTATCTGAGTGGAATTTTTTATTATCTTTTTCTTTTTGTAAATTTTGCAAATATATTAAATCGGTTAAGTCTGTTTCAGAATTGCTAGAATTTTCACTTGCCATACATTGAAAGACTTGCCTCATCATTTGATTCTTATCGCCTAAATCTAAACTCAAAACATTTTGAGTATCATTATCAGAATTAGAATCATACAATAATAAATCGTTAAGCATTTCCGTTAAAATTTCCTTTGCCTCGTTTAGCTGGCTTTGAAGTTTGGCGTTTTCTCTCTCCAACGCTTCAATTCTCTGTGTTTGGTAATCTGTTAGTTGTTCCATTTGATTAATTTTTTTACATCGTAGTTTATATTTTTTGGCTTCCATATTTATTTTCTATTTCAATTTCGTCAATAGAAATTCTTATTTTTTCTAAATCTTCAAGTATTGGTTTTAGGCTTTCTAAAAGGCACTCTTTTGAGTTTTCCAAGTGCCTTTTTCTTCTATTCAATACTTCAAGTTTTTTTATTTGTTTTTCGTTTAACATAATTTTAAAGCGTTTTCAATTACTATTGTGCTTTGCTCTTGAGTTAAGTTAAATTTTTCAACTAACATATTTGAAATAGCAAAAATATATTTTGTTTCTCCAAATCCTTGAGCTAACATTTGCACTAATACTTCTTTTGCAGTTAATAAAGCGTTTGCGATGTTTAATTCTTGATTTGTCATAATTTCTCTTTTTTAGTTGTTGTTATCTGGGTACAAATATAATACTTTATTTTGATTAAACAATACTTTTATTCAAAAAGGACAATTATTTTTTTTAATCTTTTCTAAGTTCGGTCTTAATTTATCCAAACTTATAAATTTTGAATTTATAATATAACCAATAGTACTACCTTTTAATACTTGTTTTATTAATTTACCAGACTTTAAATTGTAACATAAACCGCATTTTGTAAAGACGTAATTTTGCGCAAAATTTAATTGATGTGTTGCAATATAATTAACAGTTATTACCATTGTTTAGCGTGTATAAAAAATGGCGGGTTTTCGGTTAATTTAAAGTTTTGTTTTTCTAATTAAGTAAAATATACTGTATTCATAATTTTAATTTTTAAATTTTATAGTTGCTTTATCAATTAGAAATCTAACTTTAAATCTGCCTAACTTATCAGTTTTAATGGTTTGTTTTGAATTTTCTCCAAGTTTGCTTTTAAAATCAACTGCGTTTTTTTCGCTGTAAAAAACTTTAGTTGCATACTTTTGAATTCCTTTCATAATAAAAGCTACTTATAACATCGGTTTTGCTCTATTGCGGTTTTAGGCTTAACTGAATGTTTGGTTTGTATTTGTTAATTTTGTTTTTAAATCTAAACTTTTGGCTTACTTTTCCGCAACAAAGCAAAGCCGAGTAACGTTATAAGCCATTTATGTAATCCTCAATAGCTTCAAAATGAGCCAACATTAAAAACGCTTTATGACATTCAGCATCATCTTTCGGGTTTTTACCTTGTTTTAAAATTGGTTCACATAATCTACCAGCGTTTACTTCCAAGTGAAATTTTAAACGGCTTATAACAGCACCTAAACAAGATGGCTCATTTTCGTTTTCTAATAACCTTTTTTCTGTATTCATAATTTTGCGTTTTTAATTAAGTTTCGTGCTGAAAATCCGCCACATCGTATAGCACCGATACGTTAGCAGTAATTATTTGCTTAGGAATAAAACAACGTTTGACTCTTGACTTTATTTGTCCCCGACATTAATGTCGGGGACATTTAAGTCGTAAATATTACATCATTTTCTCAATTATAGCTTCTATTCTGCCTTTCATTCCGTGACCTGTAACTTTCAATACTTCGTGAACTTTCCAAAGTTCGTCTATAATTTCGTTGCGTTTTTCGTGAAATACATTTTCATATCCTGATTCGTAGGCTTCGGATAAGTTATCCCAGTGCGGTATAAACTCATCTTTAAAAGTTTCTCTATTCATAGGACTATCGCTATCGTGTAATCCTGTTTTGTAATCGTCGTAATTAAAGCTCATAATTTCTCTTTTTTAATTGTTGTTATCTGAGTACAAATATAACTCTATATTTTGAATTAAAAAAACTTTTTTTCAAAATTAACATAAAAAAAACCGTTAAATGAATAACGGCTTTGAAATAAGTGCTCTAAATGGTAGCAAATTCAAATAGACTGGTACACTATTTACTTAATTTATGCGCAAACAATTTAACAACAACTCCAACAGGAACTATCTTTGCAATAAATCTTAAAATTCTACCCGCGTTGGTAGT